AATGCCATGGCTACTGGTTGCATCCAATCATATGAAAACATTGTGTCACCATCTTGTAACTTTAGCGTTTTACCATCAAAGCCACTTTTTGCCCATCTTTCAAGTGCAGTTAAATTAACTTTGTAACTACCAGTACCCGTTTGATTTTCTAAATCCCTTACATCTTTGTCTTTGTCGAACCTTCCAGTTATAACATCATTGTCTGCCAAGTAATAACCTAAACCAGTAAAGCCTAACGTTCCAGTAATTGCTCTCGATAACTGCATTGTAGCTTCTCTTGGGTTAGTTTTACCACCACTTAAAAATGGTTTAGCTACTGTATAAGCAGATTTCAAAAATCCCGCAGGACTATAATCTAATCCACGCATTACTAATGCTCCAGGTGTCTTAGGGTATTTAATTACTAGAGAACCTACACCAAAATCTTTGTTTAAATTCATACCTTTTTTAATTGCGGATAATCCCTTGGAAAGTACATTGTCATCTTGGAAAGTTACATATTTACCATACTGGTCTGCAATATCTAAAATGTTTTTATTGGCAGTGCCTACAAACTCTTTTATAGCAATTTGTTTTGCTTCACCTTTTAAGCCTTTATTGATAGCACTTAAAGTACCCATTTCCCCAACTGTTTGATTAACCGCCCTTGTATAAGCAGCATAGTCAAAACCTTTTAGAGCAGCGCCTAAAGTCTTTTCAAGGTAAGTCATAGGATTCCATTTACCACTAAATGCAGGAGCAGTTAAGTCATATTGTGTTTGAAGTCCTCCAGGGTTGACACCTTTCCACCCTGCTTTTGTACCTTTAAAGAAACCATCCCAATAACCACCTTGCTTACCAGTTTTAAAAGTAACTGTTCTTTCCCCTGGTACAAACTTACCATTTTTAATTAATCCTCCTACACCTTGTAAATTAACTTTTGCAATATCAATAGGAGTTGCTATATATTTATTAATTCTTTCTACTCTGTAGAATATCTCATTACCTATTGTATTTCTGATTAAGGTTTTAGGATTAAGTAACTGTCCTATAGTTTGTGCTGATTCTATTTTTCTAAGCGGTGAAGATTTCCCTAGTGCTTGTAATACTTGTTGAAGTTCTTGACTTGCTTCTATCTTGGCATCACCAGTTAAGTTTTTCATGTTACCCGATATTTCTTGAAGTTGTTTTGCTAATTCAGGATTAATTTTCTGTTCCTTAGTCAACCCCTTAAACCATCTTTGGTCATTTATTTTATTAACTTGTCTTTGGGCATATAACAAAATACCTTCGGGAGATAATCTATCGTAAATACTAGCTGCTTGAATTGCTTGTCCATTCTTAGTGAGTTTACTTGAAATGTCACTTGCAATATCTATAGCTCTTTCGTAGTTACCTTCCTTTTGAAACTTGTTAATTAATTGTATTGCGGTAGTTGTATGTTCTGCGGAACCTACTTCTTTATTATTCATAACATATTTAACCGCTTTTTCAACATCTTCTGAAATACGAACATTTGCTTGTCTTAAAGAGTTTTCATTCGTAACTTTTTCATATCCTAAATCAAGTTCTTTTAAATCCTTTTTAAACTGTTCAGCACTATTTGCCGATTCTTTTAGTGTTACGTTTGAAAATCTACTTTTGCCATTTACAAGCGGTGCGTTATCATTTATTGGAGGTATGTTATTTGCTTGTGGTGGCTCGATAGAAGGAAGTTTATTATTTATAGGTGTATTTGCACTAGGAGGTTTAATTGTTGCTTGTGGCTTTAATTTGGATTGTAATTGTGTCTTATTGATTGTGCTAGTATTAATTTGTTGTGGCATACCATCAATAAAAGCTTTCTCTTGTAAATATTCACTATTTGGAGGTATATCGTGTCCTAACACATCTTCTCTATAACCCTTTGTCATTCTTTCATCTAAGGTTAATTCGACTTTTTTAGCAAGTGCATAGTTTTCTCTGCCTTTATCGTGAATAATATCGTCTAGTGCTTTATCTATTTCTTTATATGTGCCTAGTTTGCTTAATTCTTTTGTAGTTTCACTTCTAACACTTGGAATATTTCCATAGCCTAAAGTTTCAACTGCATCATTACTTCCGCCAGGTACTTTAATGTTGTTAGTTTTTGCACTTATAGGACTTGAACCTCTTTCAATTTCACCTTTTAATATTTTGGCTTCTTCTGCCATATACGGTTTAACTGTTGGATTGTCGTACTGATAAGCGTTTACTTTCTTATTACTAACATTAAAAATATCTCTTTCCTTTAGAGGTAAAGTATCGTTTTTCATTTGTACTATACTAGGCTTTAATTTGCCATAATCATTATTGAATTTTAAAGATTGTGCTTGTGGTGTTTCTATCTTAGGAGTTTCTACTTGTGGTCTTGTAAACGTCTGTTTTGCCCCTTGTGGCTTACTTAAAGCGTTCTTAGGTGTAATTGCATTAGTTGGAGGTATAACGCTCTCTGTAACCCCTTTACCGAACTTCTGCATACCTTTAGAGATTAACTTACCTGCACCATATAACCCGACATCAGCTACACCACCTATTAAAGCACCTAACGCAACATTCTTCTTGGTTTGTTCTAATCCTCTTTGTCCTATTAATCCGCTCGTTGCTTCTACTCCACTACCAACTACCGCACCTTCTACAACTCTTTTTAATAAAGGTTTAGCAATTTTGCTTGTAAGAGGTTTTATAAGTTTACTTCCTGCACTAAAAGGCAATGCATATCCTGCCATGCTTCCGATTGTAGAGGTTATTGGTGACTTAGCATGTAATTGCTTGATAGTATCGTTGTTTGCTTCTAATGCACCCAATGAAGCGGTATTGAGTGCATTAACAAACAATGGTGCAAAAGGGTTGTCGGGTCTGTTTAAAGGCTTAGTTATTACTTTACCTTGTTGCACTACTTTTTTAGGTAATGTGGATAAAGGCTTTTTAACTTCTGTTTTTATTGGTGTAGTCAATTTCTTTTGTTCTGCTACCCTAAAATCTTTTACATCTGTATATGACTTTTTAAACTCTTTTGATACTGGCTTTGTTATTATCGGAGCAACATAGCTTTTTCTATTCTCCATTTCTGTATTGGCAGTTACATTGGTATTGTAGTTATATTCTTTTTTAACACGTTCAGTAGGTTTGCTTTGTGGTTTTAAAAAGTCGGGCATAGGATAATATTTAGTTTTAGCCATGTTTTACCTCCTACATTGGTTGCCTATTATAATCTAATGTTTGTTGTTTTCTCGAATCATTGTATTGGATTGTTTGTGTTTTTTTACTAACTGGTAAAGTCTTTAATTGTGCTATCATTTTTAAATAAACTGCACTTCCTGCGTTTTTAATAATTCTATCTGAATTTTCATTTAACCATTCTTCACCATTTCCGTTATTAAACTCACTTATGAAAGTTGACCACGCTTGATCACCTATTTCTGCTTTAGTGTATTCACCATTAGCACCACCACCGCCACTAGGTTGATTACTTCTATTTGTAGCACTTATCTGTGCTTGTGTTTGGCTTAATTCTGCTTGCATCATTCTAGGAAGGTAGTCAAGTTTAATTTGTGCGGTTTTCATATCAATTGAACCTTGTTGAAGTTGTTGTGCTATTTGTTGTGCTTGTGATTTTAATTGTTGAGGTAATGCAGCAAAGTTAAGTTGTGCGGTTTGTAGTCCTAATTTTGCTAGTTGGTTAGTTGTACTGTTAGGGTTTTGCATTTCATCTAACTGTGCTTGTTGAACTTGCATACTCATGTTATTTGCTTGTCCTTGTTGAGTGAATTGTCCATTTGCTAACATTCCAGTATCTTGCACATTATCTCTGCCTTGGTTATAAGCGGTTTCTGTAGCGTATCTATTATCTCCTACTGTATCTCTACTAACTCCATAATCAAATTGTCTGTCTGCGTTCATTTGTGATATTCTCTGTGCTTCTTCCATTTGTCTAGCTTGTATCATCTGTTGCATTGCACTAGCTTCTATGCCTGCATTAGAACTTGCTAAGTCTGAATTATAAGCATTGTTTGTATCTGTTACTCGCCTAGAGTTATCGTTAAAGGCTCCTTGTTCTTGTATGTTTAAGTTACCTATATCTCCTTGGAGTTGCATATTACGATTAAGTTCTGATTGTGTAGCCATACCCGAACTAGATTGACCTCTATTTGCCATAAACTCTGCTAAACTCTTAGCACCTAATTGTGAAGAAGTAGAAGTTTTAGCACGATTATTATAATAAGTTGGTGCTATCTTTTCTCTTTCTGCACTCAAATTAGCTAAAGAAGTATTCTTTGCCTTCTCTAGTCCTGCCGCGTTTTGTTGCATCTGATATTGTTTCATTGAGTTTATATCAGGTGTAGCATTGTATGCGGTGGGTTGTGGTGCAAAACTCATTTGTTCACCAGTTGTATTGTTCCATGCGTTACCTTTAATATCATTTACAACCTTGTCATTGCCTTGTATGTTTTGTAATCTCATTTCTTCTTGGTTTGCAATGTTATTCGCATAGTCTTTTGCGTAACTTTTACCATTTACATTTACCATTGTTGCGTCATCTATTTTGCTTTGCGGATAAGCCATATTTTATTCCTCCTTTGAGGTTTATTTAAAAGAAAAAAGCACCCTTAATGAGTGCTTTAATTATGGTAACTCTCTATATACTGCGCTACTCCCTGCCGATGAACATTTTATAATCATTGAGGTATTGCACTTTATGCCCATGCCTAGCAAATTAATAAATTGTGGGGGAAGATTAACACCAGTAGCAGGCATAAACTTTCTATTAGTATTCCCATCTATTTGAATTGAAAAATAGCCTGCAACAGATAACATTAATCCTAAAAGTTCGTATTTGCCGGTAAGATTTGCGACTAAATTAGTTGTTTCTATTGCAGCTATAGGAAAGTTATCGGCATATACTGCACCATCTGCTAGTAATGTTTTTAACTTACCGGTGTCTGTTTTTAAAACTGTTGTGTCTGCTACTGCTAATTGCACGCTAGATTCTTTTGCTATTAAAATTGTATCTCCTATAGCCATTAAGCCACCTCCATTATTCCAGGTACACCATTTACAACTACATACACATACTTCTTGCCAGTGGATGCATCTATTATATTTACTGTTCCTGCTATTACTTGATTAACTTCTGATTTCGTTGCGTATTGGAGTTCAATAGCTTCTACCAATAAAGTAGTATATGTTTCATTGTCTATTGCTCCCTGGTCGAATTTTAATTTAAGATCTGCTGGTGTGAACCCTTCTACTTGATTGGGTTGGTCTGATAAACTTCTTATTATATTTGTTGTTGCTGAATATCTAGGTAACATTTAGTACCTCCTTATTTAGTAGTTCCACCCATAACCATTGGTAATGTAACATTTAAAATAGTCATAGTGTCGGAATTACTGTCGTTTGTTAATATTAATTTGAAAAATGCAAACTTTTTAGCTTTTAACTTTATTCTAAATGGTTGAGGATTGTAATTAGTTAAAAATGAGAAGTTAGAAAAGTCTATTGCTCCAAAATCCATTAGTGAATAGTAGATTAATTCTTTATCTGTGCTTGAATCATAGTCACTTGTCCATTCTACAAAACATTTACTCTTACTTTCAGGCTTCAATCCTACCCATCCAAAATTTAAAAACTTTCTTCTAAAACTTGCTCCACCATCCATGAACCCTAATTCGGCTCTAGTATGTATTGTTACTCCGTTGTCTGTAAGATACTTAGGGATTGAGTCTACTTTGTTGTATTCTGCCCATTCCATAATCAGGCCAGTTGACGTTCCCATGAATAGTTTACTATCTATAACAGTAAAACAAGTAGGAATGTCGGCTAGGTCGTAGTGATACCATGTGTCATTACCATAGTTATATATAAATACTCTTTTGTTTACACACAACCAATACTCACTAAGTTCCTCATAATCAAATGTTATAGCGGTCTTTAAGTCTACAACATCTAATAAGGGTTGTACTCTAGTAGATTTATTGACTATGTTTCTTTCATCCCTTACGCTTGATGCTACTATTTCTATAACTGAATTATTAACTATGAAAGGATTGTTTAATATTAATTGTCCTTGCTGCAATGCTCCTGCCTTATCATTCAAAGGATATAAAGGGAATGATGCTATATCGTTAGTAAAATCATAATTCGAATAGAAACTAGCTTGTTTAGTGCTTATAATCATGCGGTCGTATTGTTTAATTATGCTTGTAATAGGATATTGTCCACCACCAACTACACTTGTATTAAATGCAGGGAAGTATTCAGCACTAGGCACACCATTAGCTAATCCACTAAAGGTTATTACGTTTGTACCATTATTGTATAAATGAACTCTAGTATCATTTTTCCCACCAAATAGGATCGCATTTAAATAACTTGTAACTTCACTCCTGGAGCCAGTTCCTTTAGTCCAATAAATGTCAATGTTGTCTTGTCCTACTATTGGAATAACTACAAAGGTAATCACACCAGTAGTTAAATTGACTGTATAGTCCGTTGTAAGAGTCTTTAATACTCCATTGACATAAACACTATCAATACTTGTTATGTTGCTCTCTGCTATGGTATAAATCTTAACAACACCATCTGCATTGAATGTTTGATGTTTCTTTCCGTTTAGTAAGTTTACATTCTCGAATGGTGTTCCTCCACCAGTTGGAGGAGTTCCTATTGCTATCTTAGGTGTATATCCAACTACATCTATTAAACTAGTACCATCAAATGACTTGTAATCTACACCATTTTGTATATATACCTTAGCACCAAAATAAAAGAAGTTAGTTGGTGCATTTGTTAAAGCTCCATAATTTACAATAGTTCCTCCAACATGTTCATAAAGAAATCCATTGCATGCGAATAAATGAAAAAAAGAGCCGTTTATTAAACCGCTCCATTGCCCTTGTATTCTATTGTTTAAAGTTGCAAATAACTGCTTGTATCCTTCTCTCTTTCTAATCTTCATTTCAGGTGTTATCTTTGCGTTTTGACACAAACTTAATTCACCCATTTTCAGATTAGTATCACCAGTTAATGAAATGTTTTCACCTAAGAACTTATCTATATTAATTAATACTTCATTCATTCCATGCACCTACTCTATATACATCTGTTATAGGCTCGATTGCAGCTGGTTGTCTAACTTTATTGTTTTTAATTTCATTAAACTTTCGATTGCAAATATCTTCAACGAAACTGTTTTGCTCTGACATTGCAAAGTATCTACATAAGCCATATACAATGCCTAGTGATGTTATATTGTCAATTCGTATATTATCATCTATTGTTGCAATAGTGATTGGGAAAGGCTTATATTGAAGCCTAACATCACCTTCCTGAATTGCCTTTAAATATAAGAAGGATTCATTTCCATCTTTCTCAATTCTGTAGTTGTTATAGGGTTCATCATCTAACATCAATGTTTTAATACTCATAAAGTCAGTAGGTAAATCTATTTTAACCTTAGGTGTGAATGTAGCTTCATATATTTTTGTATTGTCTGCGGTTCCCCATAGTTCTTTTTGTAATATATCAGCTAGAAATGGTGTCCTTGCTTTATAATCTGCGGTCTTTGAAACGTTTATAGTTCCAGTTTTACTTATTTCGTCATATAGTGCTAATGAACGTGCGTAAAGGTCATTTACTGTATCCATTTAGACCCTCCTTTCTAAAATAAATAAGCACTTAAATTAATAAGTGTTTGTGTTGTAATGTTTTCCTATGCCGTTACTGGATATTTACACTCCTACATTTTTCAAGCCAATTAGTACCATCAAAAATCAATGTTAATGTGTCGTTCGTGTTTGCATTGAATTGTTGAAATAATCTTAAATTGTAAGTTAATGCACTGGCAAAAATTATACTTTCCGTTACTATAATAGTAAGTTCATCACCAATATTAGCTGAATGTATTATATTTTCTACTGTAGTTGTTCCTATTAGTTTTATTATTTTTGATTTACCAATATTGATAGAGAAAGCCGAAGGTATTGTTGCAAATCTAGTGTCTGTGTATTTTTTTATTATAGGTGCGATTGTGCCTAAATATGTTTCTTTAAAAACGTCAGGATTTTCAAAAATCACTTGTGAAGCAGTGACCGAACTATTTACTAAATGTTTATCTAAACTGCAACGCAAATCAGAAATGATTATTTTGCCTAGTCCGTTATTTACTATAAGTTGATCGTCGGCTAGATCATTTATTTGTATATTATTTAGTATTACTTTTGAATTAACACCAAATGTATCAGAAGCATATACAAAAACGCTCCCACCGCCCCAACTATTTATATTGTTTATTTGCAATAAACCACTTGGACACCCTAAAACTATAGGATATGTATAAAGTGTACCATTATCAACTTGAGAACTTGGGTTCATTGCGTATTCATAGCCATTTATAGTTAATCCTTGCCCTGCAATACTTAATGCTTCTATGCCTTTTGTACAAACATCTGTGCTTAAATTTGATATTTGTCCGTAACAACCTTGACCGCCTATGCCTAATAACAAGCCTACATTAAGACCATACATGAATATGTTATCACCTTGTATGCCATCTGCTTTTCCTAGTGCTATGCCAACTGCGTTATTTGTTCTATACGCTGCTAATGCCTTTTGTTGTACATCTGTTTTTCCATCTGCAAAATATGGCCAGAAGTGAATATTGTTTATTCTGTTAACATCCCAACAATTATTAATTATTATCCCTTTTTTAAGCACATCGCCATAAATATCTTTAATTGTAACTCTTTGATGTGACATTGAAAAATCAGCAAACTGGAAACAGTTATATAAAAATATATTTTCAATTAAAATGTCGTTACAATTAGAAGCAACACCACGAATTAAAAAAGGATAAGCAATAGGAGGATTCGTTTCTGTTTGATTAGGGTAAACTATTGAAAACCCTTTAAATTCTGAACCCATATTCATTAAAAAAACAGGGCTACCATTTTCAAGAGTTGGGTTGCTTGTTATAAGTAAAGTTGAGCCTGATGTTTTTCCAGTCCAAACACCGTTATATCCATTACTAACACCAAATAAAGTAACTCCTTCGGGGATATTTATACTGTCACCATTTATTAAATACCCTTTATCACTCACTGGCACAAATACATTGCCACATTTTACACTAGCATAAATTAAAGCATCTTTAAAAGCTTGTGTATCGTCTGTGATACCATCACCTTTAGCACCGAACATTTTTACATTCACTGCAATATCTTCCAACTGCGATTTAATCAAAGTATCATCATATGTTGCACCTGGTATACCTGGGTTGCCTTTATCGCCCTTAGTGCCTAGCCCAAGTAATGTTATTTCTATAGGTACTGGTGTATTGTATGTTATTTCTATAGGTGTCATCTTGTCACATCCTTTACAACTTGTATTGTCATTGTTGCACTTGAATTGATTACACCGCTACTACTGTACTGTATGTCTGTAAATAAAGTAGTATCAATAGGAAAACTATTTGTATCTAATACTTGAAATAAATACTGTCCTTCTACGCTTGTTGCAGTGATATTAAACGCTGCAAGCTTTACTTCATTTTCTGTTGCTATGTCTGACTTTATATTACTTGCTTCATTGATAACTGGCTCTCCATTAATGTTTTTAATGTTAGCTAAAAAGGAAAGTGTATCTCCTCTTTTAATTTTGAATGTAGCCATTTATTTCCTCCTTACACATAGGAAGCCATTACTTTGACTTCACCTACTCCTATTACTGTTGTATCTGTGTCTATTGCTAAACCAGTTATGCCCATACCTAATCCTAGTGCGAACCTATAACCTAGATTACCTAACTCTATATCTGTTGTGCTATTAGGGTTAAGTGCCATTGTTAATACTGGTATATCTGTTCCTACTGTTGGTGCGGTTGCTTTGTTGTATAGCTTTAAATATCTTGCTGATGCGCTTATATTACTTGCTACTAAACTATACAAAGTTGTTGCGGTATTTTTAATGTTTGTTGAATTTGTTGTTGCTGCTGAATTTATATTCCTAGGTGTTGGTGTTGGTAGTGTACTTATAGCTGCGAAAACCCTCATCATGTCAGTTGCTTCTTCATATGCGGGTTTGTGTATACTCATTAATACTCCTCCTAAAAAAATAAAGGTGAGATTTCTCCCACCCTTAAGTTATTTCTTTTCTGTTTTTGGTTTTGCTTCTTTAAATCCTTCTCTTAAATACAAAGAGTAAAGATTTTGATTATCACATTCGATAACTATTTCTTTACCCTCTACTATTTTAACGAATTTCAATTAGATCACTCCTAACTAGATAATTTTATGGCTATATAAAGCATCTTTCTTAGTATCAAGTACAAACGCGTCGTATCTTATTCTACCTTCAAGTAATGCTCCGTTAATTCCAGGTGGATTATCATGTGTTTTGTAATCTTCAAGCTTTTTAACCGCTACTGTAGCACTTGGATGACACATAATGAATGCTACGTTAGCAGGCAAGTAAGTTGAAGGTACTGCTACAATCTTAACTCCATCTACCATACCAACCATGCCATTGATCTTCATGTTTTCAGCAACATCAGATGCTAACATAAATGCAGGGTCTAGTTTAAGGAAAGAATAGAAAGCATAAGAAACGAATGCTATTCTGCCATTAAGAGGTATTTTCTTATTCCCAAACCATTCTGTTGCTTTAAGAAATTGAGAATAAGCATTTGATGCAGTAATTGCTACTGTTGCAGTTGCTAAGTTAGTTATTGCAGCGGCACTCATTGCAGCCAATCTATAAACGTCAACCTCGGGGATTATTACTTCATCAGTTTGAATTGCAAGTGTTTTACCTGCTAATGTTGCTAATGGTGTATCTTGAAGTGTTTTCTTGTCTATAGTAATAGAATACGATCTATCTTTTGCTACTGTCATTGTTTGAATAGTTGTGCTTTGCTCTGTAGGTGTACCATATCTTGAAGCACCCGATATTGTATAATCTACAAGTGCAGTAGTAGGAACTGTATACACATTAACTGTATTTACTCCACTCCACTCATAATCTCTGTTTACTGCTGCTTCTGTTAAGGACTTTAATTTGAATCTCTCTACTATCTTACCATCATACTTTGCTGCATAATTCACTGCCATTTAATATTCCTTCTTTCTTATTTAGTGTATAGAGTTGAAGCCTGCCATGAAGTCATCTTCACTTGCGACCTCATCACTACCATGTGTTGATATGCCTTGCGACATTGGAGCCTTTTTCTTATTAGTTTCATTTTGCGTATATACTTTTAACTTTGCTTTTAAGTCGGCATTTTCTTGTCTTGTATATGCATCTACAAGAGTTCTACCTTCGCTTACTTCTTTCCATGTGCTAGGTTTAATATCGTCTGCCTTTACACCTGGAAACTCTCTGCCAAAATCGTTGTACATTTGTTGTTGTGCTTTGGCTTGTGCTTGTTCTGCTAATAACGCTTTAGCTTGTTTTACAGTAGGATTGTTTTCCACTGCATCATTTAAATACTTCGGGTCTATGCCTTGTTCTTCTAGTTCTGCATTACGTTGTTGCTCTGCTTGTTCTGCTACTGCTTGATTGTATTGCGCTTCTGTTGTTACTGGCTTGTTGTTCCATGTATAACCCATATTGGCTATAACTTCATCTTTAGCTTGTTGTCTAGCTTCATTAATCCTTTGTGAAACTCTCTGTGTTTCTGTAAGAGCTTTTTCAGTTTCAACTTCTTTAGTAGGTTCAGCTGTAACCTCTTTTTCAGTTTCAACTTCTTCACCATCTATTTGAGGGTTAGCGACTTCCTCGGTAGCATCTGCTACGTCATTATCAGCTATTATAAAATCTGCATAATCTTCATTTGGCATAGTTTAAAATCTCCTTAGCTTGTGTATGGTGGACGAAACCCCTATAAGCCATATAGTTTTGCAGTCCTTGGGTATTAGCAGTTTAAAGCCATACTAAGGGCATAAAAATAACCCCCTATTTTGTAGGTGGCTTCATTGATTGATTAACTGATTG